TGGCATTTAAAGATTATGCAAATACTTGGGATTCTAATGCTTTAACAATATGTAGAGGTGGATCAAAAATTAATGGTGTCTGTGCAAATGCAGCTTTACAAACTGAATCTCAATCAGTTACTTTAATTTATGTTGATGCAACTAAAGGTTGGCAAGATATTCACGATTCAACTAGTAATATTACAGGTAACCCTGGTTACACAGTAGCAACTGGTGGAACTGAAACAAATTCTCCTTGTGGAAATTTTAAAATTCATACATTTACAGGAGATGGACCTTTTTCAGTTACAAACGTAGGAACACCATCAGGAGGAACAAATAAAGTTTCTTATATGGTTGTAGCTGGTGGTGGCGGTGGAGGTTCATATTATGGTGGTGCTGGTGGCGGAGGCGGTTATAGAGAGGGAAAAGTTTCAGGCGATCCTTTTACAGCATCTCCTATAGTTGCACCTGATGGATTAGTAATTACCGCAGAAAATTTTACAATATCAGTTGGTGGAGGAGGAGCAAAAGGAGGACCATCTCCACGTGCAGGAACATCAGGAGTAAATTCAGTTTTTAGTACAATCACATCAGCAGGTGGTGGATTTGGTAATGGAGGACCAACTCCAGCTGCACCGGCAGGTGGTTCCGGTGGTTCAGGAGGTGGAGGATCAGCTCCTTGTAGTGGAAGTGATGCTGGTGGCAGAACAGGAGGAACAGGTAATACACCTCCTGTAAGTCCGCCACAAGGAAACCCAGGAGTAACAACTAATGCTCCAGGTTGGGGAGGTGCTGGTGGTGGTGCAACTGCGGCAGGAGCTATTAGAGTTGGTGGAGCAGGTGCTACAAATACAATTACTAATAGTCCAGTGGGTAGAGCAGGAGGTGGTGGAGGTGGACCTTGTAGTGGTGCAGGTAGTCCTCAACCAGGTACTTCAAGTGCTTCAGATGGTGCTGGAGATTATAGTGTTGATGCAACAGTTAATACTGGTGGCGGTGGTGGTGGTGATGGTGGTGTAGGAGCGTCAGGAATAGTGGTAATAAGATATAAATTTCAAAATTAATGAATTATGACAAGTAAAATTAAAGTAGATAATATAAATAAAGTTTCAGACGATTCAAACATCATTAAAAAGTGTGGAACAACAACTACAGTTGGATCAGGTTCGGGTCAAACGATTGTAGTCGATGGTGCAACAGTAACATTAGGTAGATGTGGTGGTACTGTATCTCTTGCACCAGGTGCAACTCAATCAGGATTTGGAAGATCAGGCTCTGTAAATTGGTGTACAACAGTAAAGACAAGTCCTTTAACAGTTTCTTCAGGCAATGGATATTTTCTTAATACAACAGGTGGAGTAATTACAGTTACACTTCCAAGTTCGCCTTCAGCAGGTGACATTGTAGCATTTAAAGATTATGCAAATACTTGGGATACCAACAAGGTAATAGTAGGTAGAAATGGATCAAAAATAAAGGGAGTATGTGGTTGTGCAAATTTAAGCACAGAAAGTCAGTCAGTAACTTTAATTTATGTTGATGGTACACAAGGTTGGCTATCAGTTCAAGATTCAACAACAGCTGTAACAGGTACTATTCCATACAATGTTCAATATTTAGTAGTAGCAGGTGCTGGAGGTGGTGCTGGTTCAACATATGGTGGTGGCGGTGGAGGTGGTGGTGGTTTTAGAACAGTTTGTTCAAAAAACTTTGCTGTAGATGGCAGTACAACTTTTCCTATTACTGTAGGAGGAGGAGCTCCAGGAACTGGACCCGGAAATGATGCTATTAGAGGAACTCCTTCAATTTTTTCAACAATAACCTCTGCTGGTGGTGGCGGTGGAACAACACTTGGCCAGCCGGCTGTTACAGAAGCAGTAGGTGGATCAGGTGGTGGTACAGGTGGATCAGGTGGAGGTCCAGGTGGTTGTTCAACAAATCACGCAGGTAATACTCCTCCAGTAAGTCCACCTCAAGGACAACCTGGTGGTAATGCATTAGTAACTTCTGGAAATGTTAGATCAGGCGGAGGTGGTGGCGCATCTTGCGCAGGTCAGAATGGTGCACCTTTAGGTGCTAATACTGGAGGAAATGGTGGAGCTGGTTCTCCTAATGCAATTTTTGGTTCATTACCCGCAGCCCCATCTTATGGAACTCCGGGTCCAAGTCCTGGAAGATATTTTTCAGGTGGTGGCTCTGGTAGAGGTGGTTTTCCTCCTTCTCCAGGAACTAATGGATCTGGTGGTGTCGGAGGAGGTGGTAGTTCTGCAGCACAAAATGGAACTGTAAATACTGGTGGTGGAGCAGCTGGACAACACAATGGCGCAGGAGGAACTGGTGGATCAGGTATAGTAGTTATTAGACACGCAACGTCAGATGCAACTCCAGCAACTTCTGGTGGTAATGTTATTTTGACTTGCGGTTCAGACACAGTTAGAATATTTACAGCGGATGGTACATTTAATAGTTAAAAAATTATGAGCACAATTAAAGTAAACACAGTAACAAAAAGAACAGGAAGCACACTTACATTAGGTGAGTCAGGCACGACAGTAACTTTAGCTTGCGGTGCAACACAAAGTGGATTTGGTAGAGCTGGTTCTGTAAATTGGTGTTCTACTATTTATACAAATAGTCCAGGCACTGTTACCGCTACAAGTGGTAAAGGATTCTTTTTAAATACAACTTCAGGAGCTATAACAATTAACTTACCATCTTCTCCTACAGTAGGAGATATTGTTGCAATTAAAGATTATGCAGATACTTTTGACAGTAACGCTGTTACTGTTGGTAGAGGTGGATCAAAAATTGCTGGTTTATGTCTTGATGCAACTTTAAATACAGAAGGACAATCAGTAACATTAATTTATGCTGACGCAACAAGAGGATGGTTAAACGTTAATACAGATTCTACTGTAATAGCGAATCAATTTGTTGAAGCAACAGGTGGAACTGTAATAACTTGTGGAAATTTTAAAACTCACATTTTTACAGGTGATGGATGTTTTCAAGTTACAAACGCAGGACAACCTAGCGGATCAACTGTAATAGATTATTTAGTAGTTGCCGGCGGTGGTGGCGGTGGTGGATCAGCGGTAGCTGCAGGTGGTCAAGGTGGTGGAGGTGCAGGTGGATTCAGAATATCTAATAGTACCACTAACGCAATTCCAGCACCAACAATGTCACCCTTGGTAACTACAACAGCTATAACAGCATCTGTTGCAACTTTTCCTATAGCAGTTGGAGGAGGAGGAACAGGAGGTACTACAAGCAGTCCAGCAGGAGGAACAGCAGGAGCTGTTTCAACTTTTTCAACAATTACATCAGCCGGAGGTGGTAAAGGAGTTTCAGGAGCGTGTGGTATTGGACCAGCAAATAGTGGTGGTTCAGGCGGTGGACGACATTATGGTGGACCATATCCAGGCGCAGGAGGAACAGGTAATACACCACCCGTTAGTCCCCCTCAAGGAAATCCAGGTGGAGCTGTTACTGGAGCAGCAGATCCTCCAGGTGCTTATGGTGGAATGGGCGGTGGTGGTGCAGGTGCAGCAGGGTCTGGTGGTAATGCTGGATGTGGTGGACAGGGAGGTGGTATAGGAAGTTTTATAGCTGATGCTGCAATAGGACCAACAGCACCAAGTTTTGGCACTTCAGGTCCAGTAGGTTCAACAAGATATTTTGCTGGAGGTGGAGGAGGTGGTAATAGAGTACCAAATGGACCAGGAGGTCCAACAGCTCCACCAGCAGGTGGAGGAGGAAGTGGAGCAAAATCTCCTTATCCAAATCCAAATGCAGCACCATTTCAATCCGTAGCAGGAACTGTAAATACAGGTGGTGGAGGAGGTGGTGGTAATTATAACGCTGGTGCAACTGGAGGTTCAGGTATAGTAATATTAAGATATAAATTTCAATAGTTGAAATGAATTAACAAATAAGATATAAGGAGAAACATTATGGCACATTACGCAAAACTAGGAGCAAACAATAAAGTTATAGCGGTTCACGTTGTAAACGATTCTGATTGTCAAAATGCCAGTGGTGTTGAAGATGAAGAAGTAGGAAGACAGTTTTTGGAAAGAATTCATAGCTGGCCTCTTTGGAAAAAAACATCTTACAATACATATAATGGACAACACAAAAATGGCGGAACACCTTTAAGAGGTAACTACGCAGGTATAGGTATGATTTATGATGAAGATAACGATCTTTTTATTCATAAAAAACCTTATGCTAGTTGGGTTCTAAATGTAGCAGAAGCAAGATGGCAGTCACCTATAGGTGATGAACCAGAATTAACAGAGGAACAATCAAATAATATGCAAAACTATGTTTGGAATGAAGCTAATCAATCTTGGGACTTGACAGATCCAATAGCATAATTTATATCTGGTGGTGGTATGCAAAAGAAAGTATTATCTGAAATAGACCTGTATTATGGCAAAATTGAAATGCCTAAAGGTTTTGACATTGATCGTCAAAAAATTAAAAACGACATTATAAATTCATATATTAAAGACGAAGGATTAACCGACAACAAAAGATCCTACGCTTATAGTGATTATAAAGTTCCTTTTTCTCAACCCCTACAATGGCTACAAGATTATGTAAGAGATCATTGGAGAGTTGAATATAATAGAACTTTAGTTCCTAAATTAATGTGGGGAAATGTTTTTGATTATAATCAAAAATCTTTTACAAGAAATACTGTTGATCCAGTAGATTTACGAAATTCACCAGATTACACTTTAATTTATGGTGTAGATTTAGGAGAAGATAAAAAAGCAGGAGTTATTATTGAGTATGATGATAACAGGCGAAAAGGTAGAGACTGGCATATAGAATTAAAAAATAATGAATTTGTTATGTTTCCAAGCACTAATAAATATTTTATACCCCCTAATAAATCTAAAAGATTAAATATTTTTTTAACTATTACTTATGAATATATCTAATTATTTTTGGTATTTTGAATCTGCAATACCTCCACGAATTTGTGATCTTATTGTTAAATATGGTAAGGCAGAAAAAGAAAGAGAAGTTCAAGCGATTACGGGTGGTTTAGGTAGAGATAGAGATTTAAAAAAACAACCTCTTACTAAACAAGAATTAAAAGATTTAAAAAAGAAAAGAAATTCAAATAT